TAAAGGGCCGATCAAGGTTCGTGTTTTCGTCGAGGTGCTGTCAAACCATGCCGGGTATACTAACCCTTACCTTATATAGGGCAACCCAGAGTGGCGGAAACACCCGTTCTACCAGATCTGCACCGGCCTTGGTGGACAACGATGCGTGGTGATACCCATCTTTTACGCCGCATCAGAAAGCATCCGTGACTACTGGCACTCCTACCCAGTGCTCCCATCGACCGTCATGTTCCAGCCGAGCGAACTGAGCCTCAACGATGACATCAAGATGCCAATCAGCCCATACGATTACTGGAAAATCAACCGCTGCGCTCCTTACCCGCTGGATTGCTGCGATGGTTGTCACAGTATGGATCCAAAACACTGGGAGAAACTCGAAGACATCATTGAATAAGAACACATTCTAGAGAAGATCGCCTTCTCTCCCCTGTTACTAGATGGACCTTGCCGATCATGCGCATACAAGATCCTCATAACCCAGGACATCCCTGAAGGAACCATTAGCAAAGTGCGGTGGCACGTGCACCAACCCTCAATCAGAGCTGCTCTAGCTTCCTTGAAGAAAATCCGCCAGAAGACTGATGTGCAGAGCTTCCTTAACGCGCTTACGCGTGGCAGCGCTGTCAAGAATGAACATAACCCAGCGTACGAGTTGATTAGCCGGTTTGACAGACTGTCACTCAATAGTGGTCCTGTACCTGGGTGCTGTGGGCCTACCCGCGCTAAAATAGAGCATTTAACATTTGAGAACAAACATGCTGAGTTAATGATGAACAGTAATGTCAATGCTCAGCAGCGCACTGCAACATAGAGAGTTTTGGACCAGATTGCTTAGATGGAGCCCAGAGACGAGCCAAGTGTGATCTCCAAGCCAATCAAAAATGAACCCCATTACATACTAACCAGCGTTTGCAAGTCCTTAATGCCGAATGCTCAAAGGCGGGATTTGCACTTCACTGTAGTTGACGAAGACCGTGTCGATGTCAACTGCACCCCAGAGCGAGGTGCCGTCTCACTACTACTGCCTCTCGCCGTTGACGGAAATGGCAACCTCCCGGTAGTCCAGTGTAAATGCATCAAAGCCTGCATTAATGCTTGTTCGCGGTGTTGCACCCCCTAAGTTGACGCTGACACTGCTGCTGTCTCAGACTTCCTCGAGTTCGTCAAGGTCTATGCACGAGATAATTTTAAAACACATGAAATTTCTTCCTTAGAGGAGCTGCGCCTTTAGGCTCTCCTGTGGTTGGAAAAACAACCTAAGAGCCGTGGCCAAAAAGACAAAATCAGGCGGGAATTCTAAGCGGCCCTAGACAAAGACGGATCTAAGATAAGCCTGCAATGCGATGGTTTCGTTAAAACTGAGCCCCTAGCAGATAACCGCGTTAGACTAATCCAATCTGTCATCAACGCTACTCGGATGCTCCAGCAAGGCGCTTACCCTCATCTTGCTGCTCAGGTGTTTAGGAACAGTCACATGGTCAAGCACATGACACCTGACCAATTTAAAGAAAGGATCACAAGCATGGTCTAGAAGTACGCGCTGTTTAGAACGAATGACGCCAACGCTTTCGACGCCTCTCAGCGTTCAATGATATCCCAAGTTGAGCAGATTCTTGTTAGCCAGATTTGCGGTGACCTCGTCGGAGATGCATGGCCACACATTGCCCTTAGCTCCATAGAGCTCACATTCAAAGGCATGCGCATCTTTACACCTTACTAAATGCCCAGCGGGAAGATCACCACCTCTCTCACCAACACGTTCCTCTAATTCCTGATAGTGACTTGGTCAATGTCCAAAGCTGGACTGCGCCTTTACGAGGATTACGATTTCCTCGTCGAAGGAGATGACAACATCATAGCTTGCAATGATGATGAGAAATACCATGATGCAGCAACCTACGTCACCTCTTTGGGTTTCAAGTGTGTTTCTGAGTGCCCAGACTCGATTGAGTCAGCAGATTTTATAGGATGGCGCTTCCACCTGGATCATACCACTAGCACCATCACACCTTACCGTGATCCCATTCGCTTCTTGAGGAAGTTTGCAATCAGTAACACGTTGTGCACTGGGCGTAGTTAACTAATCCATCTTCGAGCTGCCAAAGCACATTCACTCAAGAACTTTTATCTCAAGACGCTTTGGATGCCTCTTTACACCAAGATGGTGAATAACTAACCCAGCAAGAGAGACTATGCCTCAACTCATCAGGAATGGATCGCTGACGACAGCCAGGTCAGTAAGACCTTCCTAGATTTCTACAAACGTGAGTACGCAGGTGTGATAAGTGCGTTCGTCAACAAAACACTGGAAAACTGGGGCAAACCAACTTTCCCCAAAACAGGCGCTCTAACCAGACTCGATTACCCCACCGAGTATAAGAACTTCAACGTGACCTACAAGAACTTAGACGCTGCTTACAAAGAAAGGCATTTCGCTGGAGCTCAGACCGCCGGGGAACTAGCAATCGTAAATTTAACTTCAGCTTAATGGTAATCCCAGTACTTAACGGAGTCTAGTACAACGCTTTCTTCTCCAAACTCACCACTTACTTGGAAGGTTTACAACCTGAGTAAAAGCAAGCCTGGACAGATGATCTCACCAAGAACCCGGCGTTCACCAGCATCAATGTCTTCCACGGGGCAGGTGGCCAAACACAAACGAAAATAGCTGCTATCATCCTCTCGCAGCTAAACTGGACATCGTTCCGCGATGCTAGGGCCCTCCTAGGGGGTCTCGCGAAGCATTACATCCCAATTTCTATCGAGCCAAACTTGGTCAAAGCTCTGCGAGCCCAATTTGGATCTCCTGTTGCTAAGAGCGCTCTCAAATGGGCAACGGCTCACAACTAGAAGCTTGGGCTAAACTGGAAACGCGACACCGATGGGTAGTATAAATGGATGTTCTATGACACAAATGACGGAGCTGAGAAATTCCGCCTACCAGCTTCTTCAGGATATGCTGCCCTCCTAAGAGCATGTCAAGATGTGCCCTAAGGGGATTTGGCAAGACAGGTCGCCAACGCGTACAAGATGCCCCCAGACGAGTTCCAGAAGATCATCCAGTCTAGACCTAAAGGTCAGCCCATGCCAGTCGGCGAAGACATGCGCATACAAGGCATAGACTATGTCGCGTAAGGAATGCAGTCCTTCAGGTCCCGATCAAACTCTGCACTCGATGAATCCTTTGATTGTGATTAGCTCTAATATCAGATCTCAGAAATGTCGAGAGTCCGAGAAACGGCACGCGGAACTGACGACTTCCAAGCGAGCATCTACAATAGTCTCATGGCTCTCCCCTAAATCATGGAAAAGGTAGCCGAAGCTGTTACCGGCGTTCCTGACCGGGAGTGGGCAATGTCAATCCTCGCCCCGTTTGACCAAGCCTCCCAAGGAGCTCGCATCCCGGCATTTGTAAGCAACCCAACCGTCACCGGAACCTTCTACTAAGATTACGACTTCAGCATTCATGGTGACATATGTCTGGTTATCAACAGCTTTACCGCCTGGAACACTGAAACCTATGTACTCTTGCAGAACTTGTCGCAGAGTTTCCTCGATACGTCGCCAGTCGCCATTGTAGCACATTACGCTTCCGGGTTTCCTGGAATCAACGTAGCCGACGTCCAGTTCAACACCAGAGTGGTACCACTGCCCTACTCGACGAACGCTGCTCTAATAAGTAACACCATCTTTGGTCTTAAACCCAACGTTGTAGGTTTGTTCAATTCAGCCAGGGTGGTCTCCGCAGGGCTTCGATTCTTCAAAACTTCTGCCTCAACCACTGAATCAGGCTTAATCAAGTCTTTCTATGCATCCTATGGCGCACGGATTAACAAGAACATCAACTAGCAGATAGGCTATTACCATGACGACAAGAACCATGTCCGTGCATATGTAGCCAATGCAGCCGGTGTCACCATGGGACAGGCAGGATTCATGTTAGGCGCAGTTTGGCAACCACTTGACGTTGAAGAATCAACGACTTTCTACGACGCAGACATGCTCCACCTTATGGACCAATCGGCACTGGACTACGAAGAGCTGTCAATCAAACATCGTGGGCCTGCAAGAATCATGTTCTAAAGTTCCACTGCGCCCTTCATCGCCGGGCAGTGGTACGTCTTAGACTAGAACGCCTGGAACGCAATCTCCACGAATGCGATCACCATCACTGCATCCGCCATAGACGTTAACTCTCTCTAACAGAAACACATGGTGCTCACCGCGTTTGAAGCATGCCAACCAAACACCACGTTTGAGCTGTAGAATGTCATCCACTATGAAGGCAACCCCTCCTCCGAGTCACAGTACCTTGAGTGCCGCTCAGTAATCCTCGATTCTAAGTACTCCACTCCAATGGACATCCTTAGAAGATTTGACTTCTCGGACTTCAGGGTAGGACCTTCCTTAAACATCGACGCGCCTGACAAAGAACTTGGGTTCGCCAGTGGGATTTTCAATTCTGGGTTCTTCCATAAAGCAGGCAACGCACTTCAGAAAGGAATTGACATGCTCCGACGCCACCCACTATTACGGGACAAGCTATTAGCCTTAACGCCACAGATAGCCAAGCAACTCGCAATGCTAATTCCTGAAGCTGCGCCTATCATCGTCCCCTTGGTCAACCACCTAACCTCTGCCGCCGAGAAAGCACTGTCCGTGCCCGCCGAGCGAGACATATCCTTCCGCTACAGGACTCACAAACCGAGAATCACCGATGAGGAAGAGTCTAAGGAGGAGAGACAGCAGGTACTGAGTTGACCTAATTTCGCCTTGAGCTTCGCCCACTGCTGAACCGCTAGACGGTTAATCGGCAACGCGTACGCAAGAGGCCCCCCTGACTGTCTGCTCACACACACTTGTTTTCTGGTAGACCGCTGGACGGTTAACTACCTCCGACATTTAAGTGACGTGCTGCAGCAGCTCAACCCAACAGTCACAGACTGTGCATAATTACGTTACCACTCCGGCATCACTGCTGGTAATTGATTGACGACAAACGTGTGGGAGTCCGTTATCGCACCAGGGTACTCCTGGAATCGGTTAGCAACGATACGTAGCGATAGCTGTTCGGTGGATAATGGGTCCGTTCCCAGGGGCCACCGGGTGTTGTTTTCATACAGCACTGGGGATAGTGTGCGGTGACGCCCACACAAAACCCC